CAATGCAGGGAACTAATGTTAAACCATCACAAGGTACAGTTATTTCACCTGACGCAACTTATACAAACACGCAGACTGTTAATGGAGTGTCCTTTAAATGGGTAACTCCAGAACTAACGACAAAACCACAATGGGAGGTCACAGATCCAACAAAAGCATTTTCAATTACGGAAAACTTTTTAGCTCCTGGATTGGATGCAACAAGCACCATCCAAAGGACTATAAATACAGAAAGTCAGACTACAAGCTTAAGTATCTTCTCGCAATAATTTTACTTGGCTTATCGCCCAAAACCCTTGCAAATACTGTAAGCTCGCCCAGTGCCTCATCATCAGGAACCGTCATCAATAATGGCTATCAATCTATATCGGGTGGTTTCCCAACTCACAGGTTTTCAAATGGAATACAATGTCAGCTACCCACTCTTGGAATCAACCCCTTTATTACTAAGGGAGAAAATTTTAGCTTACCAAGATCTACAACAACTAGAACCAACATATACGATCTTTCAGAAGATGCTGATGGTAATCTTATTAATCCTGGTCGAATCCTTTACACTTCAGAACAGCCGAGACTAGATCAGACAACATATAACCTAAATTATGGAGTGACAGTAAGCTTACAGATACCTTTAGGTAAAAGATTTGATGATATGTGTCTGAGGGCAGCAGAGGCTAATGTGAAAGGACAGGAGTTTGCATTGACCAAGCTAAAACTCGAAGCTAATTTAGCAAGGCTTAAGATATGTGCAGAACAGCTAAAACTTGGTGTAAAGTTTGTTGGAGAAGATGCTGTTACCTGTAAAAACGTAGTATTAACAACCATTCCAAATCAAGTTATCCCTCACTCTCATTCTTTGACTTCCGAGTAGTAATTTTCTTTATAAGATTTTTCACCAAAGGTTTTACTAAATTTAAAAGTAACGGAGTAGTGGCAGCCACAGTAGCGATAGCAGCAGTAGAAATAACAGTAGGTAGAGTTGGTATGTATTGATCTTTGAAGGGAACGTCTTCATAAAAGGTTATACATTCAATACCATCTTCGCCTCTTTTATGTCCTGAGACACGTTCCAACCTCTTTTCGTTAACAAAACTTCCTACTCTTAGATCTTTTTTTCCAGGACAAGGTGGTATTTCTATTTTTTTCTTTTTTTTTACAGGTGGTGGTATTGATATTTTCTCTTGCTGTTTCGCTTCATTCTGAACAGGATTACTTTCTGTATATATCAACTCATTCATATCAAATCTTATTGGATCAAATGACGGGATTTGACCTTCTGGGCAGGTTGTAAAAGTACCATTAGGATCTGCTATTAACAAAGAAGGATTACGTGTAATCTGTAAGTCTCTATGAAATAAGTTACAGCCTGGTATCTGTCCTTCTAGTTTATGTTGCGTAAAATATGGTGTCTCAGGTATCTCAATATCAGGTAAATTTATTGCAGGTATTTTTATTTCTGGCACTTACAATTTCATTTTAGGTAAACCCATTGCTGGACCTGTTGTTTTTGGTAAAGCTCCATCCAGTACATTAGGCATTAAAGTTTGCACTTTATTCATAACTTTTTCCATCATCATTTTTTCAAATTGTGGACTTGTAAGATAACGATAACCTGCGTAGCCAGCTCCAATAGTTGTTATAGAAATTAGAAACGATAATATGGAAAGAATAGAAGAAATTTTATTTAACATGATTTGTGGATTGTTAAAACTGATGGTATTAAGTTCAATTATAGGTATTGCACCAGCGTATGTCATATATGGAATAATTCATAAAAAACTATTTACCACTTTTAGATCTACATGATCTTGTTTTACACGCTCCACTACAATAAATTCTTCTTTGTTCCATTGTTTTAAAAGACTTACCGCATACAGGACAATATTTTACTAAAAATCCTATTCCTCTTGCTTTTTTTCTGAATCTTCCTCTTTTCTGTCAGCTAAAATTGCGTTGATAGCAATAGCTCTATTCTGACAATTCTTCTGTACTTCTACTGCTTCCTGATAATTTTTCTGTAAAGTTTCTAACTCTTGTTTTAGTTCTTCGGTTGTTTTCCTTGCCATAAATTAGTATTTTGTTTTTCCTAATGTAACAGCAGCATCTTGAGCAGTAAAGTCCTCAGTTGTCCAAATAGATGTTGTACCATCTTCTTTTTTATATGCCTTGATAATTTCAAGGTGTTCTACATTTCTTTTTACTTCTGCTTTTTGTTCATCTGTCAATGATGACAATGCAGCAAGGTTGTTAATTACAGTTACGCTATCTCCAGCATTAGTAAAAATAGTTGCAACCTCTTCAGTAGTACGTTCAGCCATTTGATTTAAGTGTTTCAACCTCTATTGTAAGCTCTTGTATTGCTTTGACAAGAATAGGTATAAGTTTACCGTAAGAAGCTTCTAGTCTGTCAGGGTTTTCATCCATTACAAGTTTTAAATAATCAGCATCATTATTTTTTTGTAGTTGTTGAAAGTCCTGTGCTATAAAGCCAGCTTCATACGATCCATCCTTTCCATTACCATCTCTGGTTTCCCATTTAAACTTAACAGGGTTTAAGGATTTAACAAAATCTAAACCAAGATCAAGAGTGTTTATATCTGTCTTATCTCTTCTATCTGATAAAGAGCTAATGCTTTGTACATTACAACGTAAGGTAGCAATATTGGAATTACCTAGAGTTATTTCGTTAGAGACTGTTGCTGAACTAGCAGCTGCATTGTGTCCAATTAAAATATTGCTTGAGCCTGTTGTTAAATCATTTGTCCCCGTATTGCCTGCATCAGACCCGATTATAGTATTACTGGTACCCGTTATATGCGCACCAGCAAACGCACCAAATAATGTATTATAACCATTGCTTTCAAGTAATTCACCTGCGGAAACTCCAACGGCAGTATTTCTTGAACCAGTAGTTAAAGACTGTAAAGCCTTACTTCCGACAGCAGTTGTATCGCTAGATGTAGTGCAATCTTTAAGAGATTGCCTTCCAATCGCTACTAGGTCATTACCTGTTGTAACGGCTTTAGCAGCGTGATACCCTATAGCAGTGTTAAAACTTCCTGTACTATTTCCACTAGAACCTTGCAAAGCTTGGTGTCCAAGAGTAGTGTTGTATCCAGCAGTTGTAAAATATCTTCCAGACTCACTTCCAAAATAATTATTATAACTTCCTGTAGTGTTGTTTGAACCAGCGTGATACCCTACATATACATTTTCTGTTCCAGTTGTATTACTATATCCACTCCAATATCCTAAACCAACATTTTTATTTGCAGTGTTATATTTAAAACTATTGTCTCCTACTGCTGTATTAAAACTGTGAGTCGTACCTGTTGATAAACAATGAGTTCCTAATGCTACATTTTGACCTCCTGTAGTTGTAGAAGTCATTGCACTTTCACCCACAGCTACATTACTTCCACCTGATGTGACATCTTTTAAACAATCTGTTCCTATTGCTACAATCGAATTTGCACTCGTAACATCTTCTCCAGCAGCATAACCATAAAAAGTAGAAGAATATCCACTATTGTCTCCAGAATTTGTACCAGTAGAAGTATTCTTTTGGTTGTCAATATCTACAGGACTACTACCGCCAGCTGCTGCTTCCCATCCACACTCTCCATTAGCGTCAACAGTTAAAACGTAGTTATCAGTTGCAGTTGTATCTTTTAAAATAAAATTACAACCTGGTATTCTAAATTTATTTATTTCACCAGTAGATCCATTCGCAGCACCAATAGTACATTCGTTGCTTACTGTTGCACTAGAAGGTTGAGCATCATATCCAAGATTTACGTTTTCTGATCCTGTAGTAAGTGTTTTTCCAGCCCAATATCCTACAGCACTATTTTTGTTTCCTGTTGTTACTTGCCAATTAGACCATGATCCTATTCCAACATTCTGCTCACCAGTTGTAACATTGTATAAAGCACCTTCACCACCCATTCCAACGTTGTGATGTCCTGTAGTGATAGCTTGACCAACATCTTTTCCTAGCAAAGCATTGCTGTCACCACTTGTTATAGAGTCACCAGCGTCATATCCTATTAAGGTATTATTTATGGCACTCGTACCAGAAAAACTACTACCTGCATTAGTACCGCCAACAGTGTTAGCTTGAGCGTCAGAACTTAATCCACCACCGCCTGATTGAGCAGCCCAAGTTAAACCTCCTGTATTACCTGATTGAGCAGTTAATACATAACCATCAGTAGGTGAATTAC